CGGCCGGAGTTGGCGGCAGTACCGTTAACGGTCTGCTCGATGTTCTCCATCGCGAAGTTAGTGTGGCGCTTGTATTTGGCCTGGTAAAAAGTTACCTCAGGGTTACCAGTAAGGTAAACATCCTGGGCACCGTACGCGACGAGTTGCATAAGACCGCCGGCCATTTTGAGAGTAGTTGTACTGTATACAGAGAAAATAATTTCAGTAGAACGCGGCAATTTTTCTTTGGATTTTTCTCAGTTGACATTAAATGTCGACACAGCCTGATGATAATGAGATTGAAGAAGGGGAAATTATTACCGATGATGAGAGCGAGGATCTTTCGATAATTGAAGAAGATGAGGACGATGGTGAAACTCTAGACATGACCGATATCATAACATCTCTTCTAGCCACAGAGGATGGTGACACGGTATGCTCAGCTCTAGTTAATATTGCCAGCCAACTCCAGACCCAAAATAAAATTCTCATAAAGATGTTGAGTAAGATAAATTCCGCTTAAGGAATAAAATTGTATATACGGTAGATGAGAGAAACTCACTTCATTGATAAGGATCCAAACTTGTATAATGCACTCACGGAGTTGCAGAAACAGAACATCCAGTCAATGAATGAAGAACAGATTTTACATGTAATAGAAGAGTTTGAGTTTAGGTGGTACCTCATGAACCTCGATGGGTATTCACCATGCATGGAACGTGCTACAAAGTTAGGTTACAGGCAGTTCATACATCCCGATAACTTTTATGATGATGACATTCCTAAACCAGATCAAATTGACATTATGGCTATCCGTGGAATTAAGAATCGTATGATTAACTTTCTGATTGAATTGAACAATCATGTACATATGCATATTAAGGATTATAAGTATGACGATGAAGTAACGATCAATAAGAGGCTCAATAATGTTATTCTTCAAATTGAGGATGGTTTTGAAAATGTTCGTCGTCACCAGATTTCATATGAGCGTGTGATTGCCCCAACAGCTTTACCACAGGTTTCGGTTTATACGGATCCTTCTACTATGGATGAAGAGGAAGTTGAGAAATCGACACCATTTCAGAAATGTTTGATGCTTTCATTGAAGGAAGCCTACAGGGCTGGATACAGAAGGTACAAGGGTCATTGTTGTGAAGAAATTAAGACTGTTGAGGGTTTTAGAACTCGTGCTTGGAATCCAATTTTTACAATTGAAGAATTTGTATATTCTTTGCCACGGAAGGAGAGTAACTTTGTAAATTGGAAGCATTTCACAAGTAAGGGGTCTATTTTCCGTGATGTTATCGATAATATTACGAAGTGTAATGATGCACAGTTCCCTGAAATTAACAAGCGACGACAGGTGTGGGCATTTAAGAATGGTGTTTTTGTAGGTAAGGAATGGATACCAGATAGAGGTGTATATGATTGTCAGTTTTATCCATACAAGAGTGATAAGTATGCATGTCTAGATCCTAGTATTGTTGCTTGTAAGTACTTTGATCAGCAGTTTGACAATTTCTCACATCTCGATGATTGGACGAAAATTCCAACACCTTGGTTTGATTCCATTCTAAAATATCAGAAGTTCGATGATGATGTATGCAACTGGGCATATGTAATGGGTGGTCGTCTCTGCTTTGATGTAGGTGATCTAGATGGTTGGCAAGTCATTCCATTTTTCAAGGGTATTGCGAGGTCTGGTAAGAGTACGTTGATTACAAAAGTTTTCAAGAAGTTCTATGAGAACGAGGATGTTGGAACACTCTCAAATAACATTGAGAAGAAGTTCGGTCTCTCTGCCATTAAGGATTCTTTCATGTTCATTGCGCCTGAAGTTAAAGGTGATCTCGCCCTCGAACAAGCGGAGTTTCAATCTATCGTATCGGGTGAGGATGTGTCTGTAGCTGTTAAGAACAAGACTGCGGTATCTATAGAGTGGAAGGTACCAGGGGTGTTAGGTGGGAATGAGGTACCCAATTGGAAAGACAATTCAGGTTCAGTGCTTCGTCGTATCTTACCGTGGAACTTTAGCCGCCAGGTGCAAGATGCAGATCCTCAACTCGACGAAAAGCTTCACGTTGAAATGCCTATTATCCTGTTAAAGTGTGTGCGTGCTTATCTAGACTTCTCTAACAAATACAGAAATAAGGATATATGGAATGTTGTACCGTCGTATTTCAAGCAGATTCAGAAACAGGTGGCCATGGTAGCGAGTAGTCTTACAAACTTCCTTGAATCTACCTACATTAACTTTGATGATGACCTCTTCGTCCCACAAAAGGAGTTTGTTGCCAAGTTCAACCAACACTGTCGTGAAAACAATCTTGGTAATCACAAGTTTCACCAGGATTTCTATGCAGGACCTTTCAGTTCTAGGGAAATTGAGGTTAGGAATGAAACAGTTAAGTATAAGGGACGCCTCTACAAACATCAACCTATCATTTATGGTCTAGATGTGGTCAGCGATGATCTAACATTCACAGACGACACCTAAAAAAAAATCCTTCCCAATAGTAATATGAGCCAGTCGGTCAAAGAATTTGTGCGTCGATCTGGTGTAGAAGTTCAGAGTCCAAACTCGAATAATAATGCTTTTGCACGGGAGCTTGAAATGGAAATGATACGCGCCGAACGCGCCGAACGCGCCCAAGCACGCCCAGCCTACAGTGCATTTAGGACTCCACCTCGACCTCCTCCCCGACAAATGAGGATACCTGAACGTCTTCAGAAAAATCTCACGAGTGATCCACTCGCAAATGAGTTCAAAGGGATAAATGAGAATGCCTTCAAAAAGGCACTCGGTGAAACTACATTTAACGATAGTTCTCTAGCTTACATTGCACCTTCATTTGAAATAACCAAATTAAATCCAAGTATGTTTAACGCCAACATAGAATCTGGTTTTGGTCCTAAAGACACTGTTGTAAATCTTAAAACTATTCTTATGAAACCACCCCTCGGTAAAACACCTATCGGGGAAGGTCTTTATATAGACACTACCACTTTAAACGGTATTTATGGTCAGTTTAAAACTGGATTCTCACACACGAGGGAATTCGGTCCTAAGGGGGATCTCACAAAAAAGTTTGCGAGTGTTCAAATAAAAATGCAAATTTCTAATGATACTGAGAGTAAAGGTGTCACTTTCAACATATATAAAAACGGTAAGATTCGTTTCTCAAGTGGATTCATAGGTACCAACATAGCGAATCAACCCGAGCTTATCCGTCGTTTTGTTATCAGTAATTACACTGATGGTAACCAAATCTTTAATAATCCAATCGCGTATAATAACTTGAGTGGTTCATTTAGAGTAAATGGCACCTTCAAGATGGATTCAATTGCTGCAAAGTTTAGGCGTTATGGTATGACTCGTGTCACATACGAACCGGAACTATCTCCATTCTTGTATGCTTACTTCGGAGATACTAAGCTTATACTCTCCGTTAGTGGAAATGTACAAATATCGGGTGCTCAAAATCCTGCCGATCTGTTGCGAGCATACGATTTCGCGAAAAATTTTGTACAGTCTCTACACACTGATGGACAGATCACAATCACAGGTGTGTTTTCTGAAGGTGTAAAAGCCTCTAGGCCCAAAGCTAAGAAAGCCAAACCTAAGACTAAGGCTAACGACAAAACGGTTTGTTCGCGTATGAAAAAGGCTGATGTCATTAAAATGGCGAAAAGTATGGGTATAGTTAATTTTAGAGTCAAAACACAAAACGGTACTAGAACTGCTACAGTTGCAGAAATTTGCCGTAAAATTAAGAATGCATCGGGTAATAAGAATGTGACGTTCAAAAACAAAAACAAAAACAAAAAGCTTTCCGGAACTGGTAATAAATTCAAGATAGGGGCTCGTATATGCAAAAATGAGTCCAAGATTGAATTACTTCGTATTGCTTCGATTCTGAAAATTAAACTCGACGGTAAAGAAAAACGTGAAGATCTGTGCAAGCTCATCGAAAAGGCTCGTAATACCATACGAAATGCCCCGTCACCTGTAAAAAAACCCAAACCTACTAAAATGGATGTACGTCGCAACGTCGCAAACAAAAAGCGTACAGAAAAGAAATCCGACGTGATAAAGAAGCGTGGTCTAGATGAAAAGTCTATTCGTAAGGATATCGAAAAGTTGTACGGAAACAAGTGGATGAAACGGTACAATCCCAACATTAATAAGGATGCACGTAATATGAAGTCTGCACTTAATGCTATAACAAATGGTAATAAGATGGGTATTCCATTTAAGAAAAATATCAATGAGATGAAAAAACGTGTCGTAGGTCAATGGAAGATGGAAAGGCAAAGGGAACTCGAGAGAAACTATCTCATGAAAAGTACCGGTGTTAATGGTATTCCCCTCAATATGCGCAACGATTACCGTCGTGCAGCAGCCAACTACATCATGAACCAGAAGAATCCACCATCTAATAAAAAGATGTCAGATTATAAGAAATATTGGTTAAAGTTTCGAGCTAATATTAAACAAAATGGGAATATCCGAAGAACTGTTGGAGCGGCTTCAGCTAGGATTGAAAAGATATAATCATGGGGTTAGAGTAGATGACGATACAAGAACTTGGGGAACCCAACAAAATTCATGGATGGAGATGGCAAAAGAAGAACTTTTAGATGCGATTATATATACAATTGCAGACTACATAAGGAGTAGTCGAAATTCTTCTTGTCCATGTGAGCTTCATAGTCGTCAAGATGATGATGATAACAAACTTATCATATCGATACTAGACAATTTTGATTATATAAAAAGTCCTGAACACAAATTGATGTTGTGTAATTTGTTCAAAATGTTAAATAGTGACCTCTTCAACATCTAATTTTTCTGTTAATGGTTTTATTCGGTTCTGCAATTTGCTTTAAGTGTTTGGTATGATAAGAAAAGTTGTAGTGTGGAAATGCATCTTTTATTTTATTAGAAATTATACTAGCTTGAACTATGAGAGGTATGCCAGAACACACAGATTTTTCCTCTAATTGGAGAAAGTCATCCTCCATATGGACAAATCTCTTCAACGCATTGTCTCCTATGTTATCTTCGTGCATTTTGAGATAAACATCCCTAGATGCGCCGTCACTGAGATAGAAATACTTCGATCCTTCAACCTCATTAGACTTGCTTGGGCGTTCAAACATCAGAGCCAATACCATGAGAAGTAACCAGATGTAGATCATCGTTACTATTACTGTGGAATTAATTTACAGAGATCATCAATCTTCTGAAGAATATTTTGGAATTTATAGATTGAATCGACATCGGAGGGTTTAATAATTTCAAACTCAATTTGATACGTAGCCTCTTCCTCTGAGTCCATATCGACGTGGTCGCCACTACTGATAGTCATATCAATGCTCAAATTTTTGCGTACAAACGAGTGACGAGTCTTAGTTCTCTTTCGATCCATTTCGTATTCACCCATGGTGGGTATTTCTCGAGCAACACAAAAACGAACATCGAGGGGATTTCTCTTGAAATCTTGCTTTATGACATTGATTTTCTGAATCATAGTCTGATCACCACTGTCTTCATCGCATGTAATTCGGACACTGTTAGCATCGTTATAAAATACGTCAGAAATAGTGGTTTTGGTTGATTCCCATCCATCATACTTCTTCAGTCCAGCTAGAACCTGCTTCCAACTATCCTTACCAACATTCGTATCGAATAGGGAACCGTTATGCTTTCCAAGACGCATTTCAATCTCTATGTCGGACTCATTCTTGTGAGCTTCGAAAATGTGAAGAACCTTTTCTGTAATATCCATGATTTTTTACTTAACATTTAAACTTCGCGGCATTCTCTTAAGCCTTTTTTTCACATAAATTGTAAATGAAGGGCTTCGATAATCTTGGGAATACATGCTACTTCAACACAGGTATTCAATGCTTGTTACATATACCCATAATATCGAATCACTTCATGAGAAATCCATACACAGGCAAATGTTCATTTACCAGAGCATATTCAGATCTTATTCATTCATACTGGACAACTGGAAATGAAACACTTAATATGAAAGTACTTTTAAAAGAGTTCCAACACAAATTCCCCCGTTTCAAAATTGGTGATCAACATGATGTTCAAGAGGCTATCATGTGTATCATTGATATCTTAGAAAGAGCCGAACCTACGATTAAACGATGGATATACGGTAAAAAGGTACAAGAAACTATATGGCCGGGTGGTAAGACATCAAATGAAGAAGACTTCAGTGTTCATTTGATAACCTCCGATGGTAATGACATGGGTAAAATGTTAGCAAAAAGTACAGACTGGAATGTACTCACAGATTTCGAGGATAAGAACGGCACCACCTTTAATGTAGCATCTACACGTATGGTATTTTCAAAGTTGGCACAAATTTTAATGATATCTTTCGATCGTAAAAGTCACGTTCGAATAATTGAAAGTATCCATATAGGGGAGCATGAATACAATCTTATTGCGAGTGCTGTGCATGTAGGAATACAAAATGACGGGCACTACGTTTGCTTTGCAAAGCGAAAGGATAATTGGTTTTTATTAAATGATGAATCTACTGAAAAACACACTCTACCCCTGGAAGCTGGGCACTACTTCATGGTATACAATCTAAAAACTCCTTCATCTTGACATTTTCTTTGATATTCACGATCGTTCGATAAAATGTACGACGATTGTTTGGGTATGTTTTATCTCTTCTGCGTTTTATTGGTTTCCACCACAGTGGTTCCTCCCAAGTTATATATCTACACTCCACGATAGCGCCATCTTCAAACCAAGATTCATCATCCATCTTGTTTTGTGGTATTTCGGATTCAAAAAATAATTTCCCCTTTTCTTGAATGTAAAGTCTCCACGCCAGGGGTCCATTAGTCGCACCAGGAACTTCTCTAGATGGTTCCCTCTTCATGAGAAAATCCACAGTATTTTGCTCTTGGGGCTTCCATTTGAACATAGTCTCGTGGGTTCCAATACGAATAGGTTCATTTATGGGTGTAAATACAAGCCCATCTATCTTTTGTTCCACCGTCGGTAAATATTCATCCATGAACACCTTGAAGTTTCGCATCTCGTGAAAAGTCTTACACTTGAGACGATATTTATCAGACTTCATGTAAATAATGGACTTCATGAACTTTCGAGCAGCGTCTAAACGCTTCATCAAGTTAAGATCCCATACAGACTCACCATTTACCCTGACCGCATCATAAACCATTAGGGTATTTTCATACAGCTCACCATCTAGAATAGTACCCTCGTACGCGCTTTTTTTGAGATTTATAGAAACCTCAAACATTTTAAATGAACGATTGACAAATAAACACTTTCGTTTCCCTTCGTATGTTAAAGCGACCATCATATATCTTTCACCGTCCGTCTTTTCACATACGAGATATTCGGCACCCTTTAAAATTGGAAAATGTTTATACTCTATGGAGATCGGTTGAGGTCCCGGGAAATAGTCCTTACTTCCCCATACAGTATGAATGAAATTTACCACATACTCTTCGAGTGGTGACGACATGTTTAATATGAACGTAAAAACTTTAATTTACTTTCACACCCGCTGCATTCAAAATATTACTGACACATTCATGTGTATATGTCATGGTCAACTTAGATGCCGTAAACGCAGATATTCGAAGACCTTGTTGTAAAAATTTGTCAAACATTTTTGGACTCACTTTCGAATCTTTATTTTTATGCATAGTTTTCAATACATTTTTAGTGTTCATCACCCAAGCTCGTGCATTAGTCTTAGAAACTTGATAAATGTTATTAGAAATTTTCTTACCAATCTCTGTGTCAAAGTGGAGACCCATTTGAGAAACGGGTTCAGAAGAATTTCCCTTGATCTTCGCTTTGAACATATCCCAATCAATGCCTTCTTTCACACCTGGAAAGACGAGACAATCTACACCTTCATGTTTTTCAAAGCACTGATCGAGTGACGCGTCATCCACTCCCACACCAAAATCTATGAATACGATGCGATCATACCCCTTTAGAAGCTTTTGAATGAGTTCAGCTTTCATATATGGGTCATCATCGACATATGTAATCTGGTTATCTATACTTCGTTGAATACATCGTATGTTAAGACGCAAAATAGCGTGTAACGTCTTAACATGACATGATTTAGAGCGAGTTACTACAATAGTGGCGAACTTCATATATATGTGTAAAGAATCTAAGCCTTAAGCCTATCATTTAGGCAACCTGAAAATGGTAAATTACCTACGTGTCCAAGTGTGGTATTTACATCTGCGAAAATTTGCCCATCCGCTTGTTGCCAGCGGCGACAAAAGGCGTAATCCTCACTGAGATATCTACGATTATTAGGATCGATCATACAATCGAAACACGCGTGGTAGTCGTCGAAATCTCTATTTTGGTGATCATTTTTACACCAAAGTTCTGGGAACTTTTCTTCGAGAGTTTTAAATACTGAACGCTTGATAACCATAAATCCAGTGGGGCCATCTAAAATTTCGATAAATCCATCCTTAATTGGGCGATTGTGGGCTCCAAAATTAATTACAAGACTCGATGAAAGCATAGCCATATTACGATCATCACCGGTCTTGACAGCATTGGCTGCCTGATCCCACATGACAACCTTTTTAGGATAACACGACACGGATAGATCGTGTCCAGATTTAATTAAGCGAACAACAGCTTCGGGATCAAAGTTGATATCTGCATCAATGAACATGAAATATTCACAATCTGTTTTTTGCATAAATCTACCGACACTGACATTTCGGGCGCGATGTACTAAGGACTCATTTTCTGTTGTATCGAGATACATTTGAATACCCTCTTTTATTAAAAGGAGTTGAAGCTTAATTATACTCGTCATGTATTTTTCTAGACATAAACCACCATAACATGGTGTCGCAAGAAAAAGCTTCGACATATACTACTATCTAACTTTTAGCCTCTAAGTGTTTTTTAATAATACCTTCTATTTTGTTTAGTGTAGGTATCGAGACGGAACACTTTTCACACATTTCAGTCTTTGTTACCCTTGGACTCAACACTATGTAAATGATAGAAGAAGCCACACTATTTGGCGTTTTACTCATGAGATCTACACAATCCTCCGTAGCCCCACACATTTTATTGCAACGAAGACGTTCATCCCTACTTACTTCAAATGAGTTGAGGAGTCTTTGCATCACATCAAATGCTTTAGTCACATAGTTCTTTTCCGTGATACCCATTATAGTATCTTTGAACATCTGTGTAGTTCGAGAAATATCCTTGGATTGAATTCCAAACATATCCGCAATTTCCCTCGTCGTACGTGGATGCTTCGCAGTTCTACAAGCATACAAAACACAATTCGCTTTGATACCTAACCGCACAGCACCACGTGTTAATTTTCCATCATTGAACTTCCTGTATAACATTTTGGCATCTTTGAGGACAGTGTCTGGGAGAGTGTAACACGCCTCATCTATATCTTTGTATGCGTGGAATAATGAACGATCTTTGTGATTCATTGACATGTGAAAATTAATCTTCGCCATGCGTTTATTCTCATAAGACGATCTATGATGCATCGAAATGATGGTACCCTTACCCCAATTTTGTGAGAACAATTCGGGGTTTGAATTTGGATTACCGCATCTCGCTGGATCACTAACTTTCCCACCATCGGTAACACCACTTGTCCATTCAGCTGTATCATCAACAAAATATGAATCGACGAGACCACATTCTGAACATGTTGGAAGACCCTCTGGGCTGAAAATTTTCACTCCTTCACATTCTTTGCATATATTGATATTAACCAGCTTTTCTTCTTTGATTTTTGGTGATAATAGAGCGTCCAGTTCGGACCATATAGTTGCTAGCATTGTTTTGAATGTAACAATTTTATTAAATTATCCGGAGAACGCATCAGATACTTAGGCTTTTAATTCTATTTTCAATCATATCTATAGTTTCTTTGAAACTTTTGCCACCAGATGTTGTGGGCTCCCACGCATTCCATTCTTTGTCAATTGATTTATGATTAGGTGGAAGAGGTATAGCCTGACCTTCTATTTCGGTATCAGAAACTACAAAATCAGCCATTTCCGAATCAGTCTCCTCTTCGTTATATATCTCACTGTCACTGTCTTCTATATCAATTTCTGAATAAAATGCAAAACGGTTCATACCCAAGGATTTCAATTCAAGATCCTCAAATGTTGTACCGGTAGGGTGATGCTCCATAACACTTTCATATGGTGCTGGTGAAAGCTCGTCATCTGCGTTTAATTCATAAACACATGCTCCCTTGTAGAAAAGTTCAGTGGGGTTGAGATATCTCAGGCCAAGAGTCGACCCGGTATTCATTCCAACGACACCAAACATTTCGTCCTCAATTCCTGCTTCATTTACTAATACTTTTACTATATCACTTTCGATAATTTCAGATGGCACGATCATGCTTAGAGTTTTCAAGCAAAAAATTATCAGCGATAATATCACAGATGAAAGTTACTATTTATTCGAAGGAAGGTTGTCAGTACTGCGACCACGCAAAGACACTATGTGAATCAGAGGGACTAGATCATGAAAAGGTTATGATCGACAAAGAAGAACTCGAGGAACTATGTGGTGGATCAGTGACAACTTACCCTCAAATATTTATTGACGGACGTCGCATCGGAACGTACTTTGAATTTCAAGATCACATAGAAGACGAATATGAACCAATTCTCACTCCCACCTTAAACCGATTTACTGTGTTTCCCCTGAAATATCCAGAACTCTGGGAACTCTATAAAAAGGCTCAAATGTCTAATTGGACAGCTGAGGAGGTAGATCTGTCAAAGGATATGGAGGATTGGAAAACTCTCAGTGATAATGAACAAAAATTTATAAAGTATGTACTGGCATTTTTTGCTGGATCCGATGGTATAGTTTTTGAGAATATCAATAATAACTTTGCTGATGAAGTACAAATCTCTGAAGCTCGCTCATTCTATGCATATCAGTGTCACAACGAGATGGTGCATGGTGAAACTTACTCAAAACTCATAGATAAGTATATTAAGGACCCTACTGAAAAGAAACAACTATTTGAAGCTATATCCACTATACCCTGTATTGAGAAGAAAGCTAAATGGGCTATGAAATGGTTTGATACAAAGTCCCGTCCCTTCGCTGAACGTCTCCTCGCCTTCGCATGCGTTGAAGGTATCTTCTTTTCTGGAAGTTTTTGTGCTATTTTTTGGCTAAAGAAAAGAGGACTCATGCCCGGTCTCTGTTTCTCTAACGAGTTAATATCTCGTGACGAAGGTCTCCATCAGGAGTTTGCTATTGAGTTGTTCAAATTATTACGTAATAAACCAACAACTGATATGATTCATTCTATAGTTAAGGAAGCTGTTGAAATTGAAAAGGGGTTTATTTTAGATGCCCTCCCCTGTAACCTTATAGGTATGAACAGTGAGAAAATGAGCGAGTACATAGAGTATGTATCAGATCGCCTCCTCAAGCAAATTGGACAACCCCCCATTTGGGGATCTAAAAATCCATTTGACTTTATGGAAAATATTAGTCTCGATGGTAAAACAAACTTTTTCGAAAAGAGGGTGGGTGACTATGGAAAAATGGATGACGACTCGGGAGAAATTGAGTTTGACGAAGACTTTTAAAGATTTGGGTATAGTATAAATAAATGTTTGACATTTTACAATCAGTTGTTGGTAACTATGGACCACTGATTGTAGAACACAAAGGTGAATTATACAAAGAATATTGTTATATGATTAGTGAGAAGAATATTGAAAATCTTATAGAACGTATCAAACACATTCGATACTCGAAGATTAGTCAAACATCCGATCGATCATTTGTCTTAGTTGAAAAGAGTACCATCTGAAGGAACAACAGTAGGTACGAGGTTACGACCACTATCGGCTATCTCAATCTGAGACTCAGCAAACCCAGGTCTGGGGTCAGGAGCATCAACCATAGACATTGGGGTGGTAATTACAGTCTTCGCACCCTTCTTCTTATCTCCACAACCACATCCATTAGCTTTCTTAGCACCAGATTCCTTCTTTATGTTCATCATACCCCAAACAATAAGAATGAATACAAGTGTGTGTATGAGGAGACCCATAGTAGAAGGGCATCCCGTGGGGGTGGCGATCCTGGATCCTAGGACTCGCCTGACGAGACGGAAAGTCTCGGGGTTGGCAACTATAAAAAAAGTAAGACCAGATATGATGGAGATGACTAACTTCTCCTCCTGCTTCTTACCATTACATCCACATCCACAATCTTTAAAAAGACCCATGAGTATTTTAAGATATATCAAGAAAAAAAGTTACTTAAAGTCGATGATCCTATAATATATATAACCCACTACACAATGTCGCTCACTATCCAACGCTCATCCGATTTCTCTCCTGCCTCTGTGCAGTTTTCGAAACTTCGTAAGAACAAGAATGGCGGTAAGACCGTCTATCTGAATTCAGGCGACAACAAGAAAATCTACATTCAATTTCCTTTCATGCGCTCTCCTTATGGTTTGAGCTCCTTTACTGATGAGGGTACGGGACGCACCTCTTATTCTCTCGATCTCTCATTTGATCCTGACAATGATGACGCTATGTCTCTTCACAACAAGCTCAAGGAACTTGACGATATTATCGTGAATACCGTTGCTAAGAATAGCAAGGAGTGGCTCGGTAAAGATTTCAACGTTGAGGTACTCAAGCAGGCTCTGTATAAGCCAATGGTTCGCCCTGGTAAGGATCAGTATCCATCCACCATCAAGCTTAAGATTCTTACAAAGCCAGATGGATCATTTGTTCCTGAGGCGTACTCGATGCAGAAACAAGCGGTCACACTCGATACTATTGAGAAGGGACAGAAGTGTATGGCCATCATTGATCTTAATCAAATCTGGTTTATTGACAATAAATTTGGAGTCACCATCCGCCTCCAACAGACTCTACTAGAGCAGTCCGCTAAGCTTCCCTCGTTTGCTTTCCAGGGTCTCGATCTTCCCGAAGATGATGTTGATGTCGATATTGAGGATGATGAAATTGAGGAGGTTGATGAGCAGTAAAAAAAAACAAGTTCCGAGTCCTAATGGACTCGTTCCCATCCTTCTTGGTAAGTTGAAAAAACTTCTTACCAATAAGTAAGTATGTCTAATATTGAGAGTAACTTGAAAAAATTACTCAAAGGTGAGAAGGCTTGTATCCCAGAACACTTCTTGAAGGTTCCCAGTTACAACTCACCGACCCTTCGTACCGGTAAGGGTAGGCCACTGAGTGAAGGTGCATTTGGTAAAATGTACCGTGGAAGCATTAATGATAACGGAAGGCGGTATGTTGCCTACAAAGAGATAGATACATCGGAAAGTACCGATGGCGCCTTCGAGTTTGAATTCAAGGTTGCCGAAAAATTGAAGGAGTTTGCGGTTCCTGAGATGTACCTCTTTAAGAAGTGCCCCATTCAAGATAAAGAACCCCGAATAATACGCAAAGGGGGGAAACCTGGTTCCAAAATGGGTCATTTTGTCCAGCCATCGCGACGTACCAAACCCAAGGATATTCTTTACATGGAACTTCTTAATGGTATGTCGTTTAATTCGTGGTGGAAAACCAACCCATCCCTAGATGCGATAAAGTCTGTAATTGTACAGGTTTTTGATAATCTCTACCGAATTAACCAAAAATTTCCAGACTTCCGTCACCGCGATTTACATGGAGGTAATGTGATGGTTAACCCAGATGCTCTCAAGACCCAATACACATGGGACGTTGACCTCGGTCGTAAAGTAATTCGAAACGACCCAGGTGGATCTTTTAGGAGTCGTCTCGGTTCACCTGATATCAAAAAGTATAAGCGTACAAACGCTGGTGTGGAAGCGACTATCATTGATTTTGGTTTATCCTACTGGTCCAGGCGTATGCCAAACCCAGAAACGGCTGATGGTGGATATGAGGGTGCGGGTATATACGGACATGGAATAGGTCCAGGTACGATTTACTATGATATTCATAGGTTCTTGTATATCATTTATGTTAAGGTGAGAAATCCTGGGAATCCTAAGGAGCGAGCTATTAAAAATTTCATCGAAGAGCTCATACCAAACAAAGAGTTCCTCGAGTTTAACGGAAAATTCACCAGCCAGGGATATCTACTCTCAGATTACCACGTCGCCCTCCGAGCAAACCTCCCCACATTCAAAACTATTTTGACACACCCATTTTTAACTGCGGCGACGACGCCGGCGAATAGACCAAAGACTGTTGCGGAGGCTCTCAAAATGATCGCTCCCAAGCCTAAGCCTAAGCCCAAGACTCCCGTCAAGGTTAAGACACCCAAGGCTAAGACCAAGACTCCCAGCCCCAAACTCTCAACTACGGAAAGAAAGAAGAAGAGGAACAGTGCGATTAAGAGGGCTGCGGCTGTATTAGCTAAGCCCAAAACCAAACCGGTACCGCAAAGGAGACCTGGTGTTGCGCGCCCCAACCCAGTCCCTGAGATTCAACCAGCCAGTCCAAGCCCCAAGGCTAACGCACCCTATGGTGTGATGTCTCCTTCCAATATTATGGAATATGCAGCGAAGATTGAAAGTGGGAGGAAGAAGGCTGCGAATAAGCTAAATGCCAGAGTCAAGGAAATTAAGGCTACCAAGGGTAAGACACCCACACCCGTTCGTCTCAAGGAGAAGTTCTCTTTCGTCAATGTAAAGGGTAAGAAGCGTGAATTTGTCAGGAAGTTTGCATACGATAGGGCTTTGGCTAAGAACAAGGCTGAGAGGGAAAAGACCAAGGCCAAGACCCCCACACCCGAGGAGGCCGGGAAGGAGTGGAACAAGAGGTACAAAGAAACGTTTGGAATAACCTTCAAGGAAATACCAAACTACGTCATGCCTCCCGCCGCTCACAACCGCCATATGGGTATGATCAACAATAGGAGGGAGTATGTGAACGATAGGACCAAGGGTAAGACACCCTCTTTTGGATATATTGCAACCACTGCTGAGCGAGCGAAGGAGGCCAAGGCCAAGGCCAAGGCCAAGACCCCCACACCCAAGGCTAAGAAGAATGAGTACTGGAGGTCTTTCGTTGACGTAAACGGTAAGAAGCAGGAATTTGAGAGTAAGTCCGCATATCATGAGGCTAAGCAAAAGAACTTGCAAGCTTACGCCGCCAAGTTCCAGAAAAAGATCAATCGTCAGATACAACTTGGACGTGATGCACGGTTCTCGTTCGTTGACGTAAACGGTAAGAAGCGTGAGTATGTGAGAAAGGGTATGTATGAGAAGGCTCTGGCTAAGAATAAGGCTGAGAGGAGTCTCCGTGCCAAGATCCGGGATACGATGAAACCAAAACTCACACCCAAGGTCAAGACCCCCACACCAAAGAAGGCAGTTAATATGTACATTAATAAGTTCGTAAATAAACTAGATAAAGATGAAGTCAATGCACTCAAAAAGAAGATTTGTCAACCTTAAAAACCCTCTTCGTACCCTCGTCAACTTCAGAGAGTATCTTAAACTTTGGAGTCTCACCATTCTTAGTGACGAATGATTTCACCCGTTCAACTTCACCACGGGGCATTTTCCTGGTGTATTTGAGCGTGACATTCTTGTTCCCAACGTTGAATACAGTCGATGATATTTTTAATATTTACTTACAATAAAATATGCTCGCTTTCATTATTCTCACTGTTATCTGTGTGATCATTCTTATAAAAACTGGTCAGGCCAAAAAGGCTCCTGTTGAGGACGGTAAGAAATGGACTGTTTATGGGACCATGGGTTGTGGTTGGACTCGTAAACAGTTGGAATATATGAAGAAGAATGGTAAGGCCCACACTTTTGTCGATTGTGACAAGGAAGAGTGTAAGGGTATGAAAGCTTTTCCAACTCTTAAACACCCCAATGATGAGCAAACTGTCGGATACAAGGAAGTTTAAACACCGCGTATAACGGCTAGGGAAAGGGAAAGAGCGAGAGCGTCAAGCATCGTGTTGATTGGCTTGAGTACGGTTATATGTTTTACGAGGGAGCGATTCCACATGAAACGCAGAAGGAAGGTGCCTATAAGGATAGACAGAACAAATACGAGAAACTCGACGAGTGCGTCAGACTTGGTATCAGACTTGGTAACTTCCTTGATCATTTATTACAAGTAAATATTTTTTTCTACACAACTTACATATGAGGGAGCTTCCTCTGAGTGGTTCCGAAAAAAAGTTCACCAATAGGCGGTGGGGAACTTCCAAAGGTATAGGAAATAACAACTGTTATGCGTATGCGGTGGGAGACTATGAAGCATATCGGTGGCAGAAATCAATTCCTGGTGATCGTTCAGGTCTTTCAAATCGTTATCATAACTATACACATTGCAAAAATCTTCCAAGGCGAGTCGTTTCCGATAATCCTAAAAAAGTGTACAGGGTAAAAGCCGATGAAAAATGTAAAAAGGGGTATTTCAAAGTTATGATGTTTGTATCTCCTGGGCGCCCTACAAACTACATTCGTCAAGGTGATTTCCATTTTTATAGGCAACACGGTATCGTTGAATACAGGGTAAAGCCTGATGATACCGTAGCTACTGTAGCCAAGTTCTTTAAAGTTCCTGAATATCGGATAAAGAGGGGTGGTACGTTTAAAGTTGGTAAGCGAATAGCATTTAAAGCCAATGTATTCAGTCACAAGCGTGGTTGGGCAACTGGGCCGCTTCTGACTGACGCTAATGGTAAAGCTATTATCGATCCTCGTAAAGCTTCGAGGAACTATCCAGGTCTCAACTATGAAAAGTACTGTTCATCCTTCTGCGTCAAGGACCGTGGAATCAAAGTCGGTAAGACTCACCCCAAAGTCCGCAAGAATGCTGTCTAAGTCTTGTTGATTCTCTACATCAAAGTTGATATCAAGTAAATCTAAAACATCAAATGTAGATTCCTCATTCAAGGACACAGAGTTTGCCACTGCTGTGTAATTGTTCTGAATCGTGACGACAATTTTAAACGGAGAGGCGTCAAATACTTTTCTACATGTGGGGCATGTATTCTTACCTTGATCTTTCCATGCCTGTAGACAGTGGGAGTGAAACACATGTCCGCATCTGATCGGAGGATTTGTCCTCGTTGATCTGACTTCATTAAGACATATGCTGCATGTCGACATTCTATAGGAAGGTTTTAAAGTTTTTTTCCTGATTTCTCTCAGTTAGTAGATACCGGGAACCTTGACGAGAGGTTTATCACAATTGTTGCAGTTTGCCTTACCTTGCTCCTCCTGGACTTTGGAAAGAAGACTGGGACCTTGTTTTTGCAAAATCTGACGATAAGAGTAGTTATCTTCAAAAGAAATACCGTTAGTTTTCATCACGTAGTTGTTGAAGAGTTGAGAAGAAGAGTTTATGGTGAAGCACCGACCATCGGCCATACCAAGTCGCTGAGACATTGTTGTTACTATAAAATCAGAAATTAATTTGCCTGTTAGTAATTGTGTACATCCAAGAATTAAAACCCTTTTCTCTGAGAATTTTGATGAGTTTATCACACTTGTACCCTAAAAATATATCGAAAACATCAGTCTCTTGAGTTGGAGAAACTCGAATACCAGGGTTCTCATTGATGTGATGATTGATGATATTGTAAGCAAAAGCAATCTCCTTGAGAGTCTCGGCTCCTGTAATAATGATCTTCCCAGTACTGAAAATACTACAAGTTATCTCTTTCATGTCATGAGCTGGTTTGAACTTGATTTTAACAGCAGAATAACGATCTGGTTCAAAAGAAACCTTAAATATGTCACTGTACTCCTCAAACCAATCAGCCACTTTCATGAGATTCACATTATAGTTTAGACTGAAATTCGAATTAATCATCACAACTCGGAAACAATTTTCAGGTTCCTCAAACTTCATTCCTAAAAACCTGTTGAAAATATAGACCAATTGTGTAATAATTCGCTTGCAATCGAAAAGATCACAGCATCCTGCAACCTGGACACTGCCATTTGGGAACACTTTAACAGATTTTCTACTGTACGTATCATTGTACGTCAGTGTCACTTGATTGTAAAATGTAGTAGGTTTCAGCGTCCATTCAAATCCATCAGAAGTCATCCCTTTGCGTCGCATTTTGAAAGACCCAACTTCTTCAAACGAAGCACGTAATTTTTTTATATCAATCTCCTTGTCAAACTTAGAAATCATCGTTATGGTCGTTATTTTTATCCATGAAGGACGTGTATCATCGGGTAGGTTCTTTCGCATATCATCTAAAGTCAAGAGATACGAAAAGCTGTTGTTAGCAATTGAGGAATACATTTTTGGACATACTTTTCTAATTGATGGAGAATCGACTTAGGCGTTTAAAGATTTCAAGGTATATAAAGTTACATGACCTCTTTTGTAAAATCGGCTAAACATATAATCGATGTTGATTCCGATTTATCATACGTAGAAATAGTTTATGATAGATACATATCTGCTCAGGGATACACCACTTTTACAGACTATATAAACACCGAACCACATGCAGATTGGTCCGCTATCATGTCAGAGAAGCGCACAATCCCTTATGATAAGTTTTTAGATACAATGGTTAAAGACACACTGGAAGTTCGACAGCGGATGGCGGAGCTCGTACTTGAAAACTTCGTGTCTTATAAACATGATAATAGGTCATACGTGCGAGTCGCACACGCATCTCGAATTTTAGATCCAACATTCCAACCACCCCGTGTAAACATGGAGAGTGCTTGGCAGATGGAGTTCATAAAAGAGTTCTGTGAAGAACATATACCAACTATAATTCAAACATGTGTTAAGAAGTCACGATTGGAGTACTTCTTCAACGTCTTAAAAATAATAGAACTAGAATAAAGATCAAAATCGCAATAATGATCCATCGAATAGGAAGCTTTTGATTGGATACACCAACCTTCACTTTCGTCTTTGTCTCAGGGCACGAAAAGTTCCTCCTTGGGTGGATTTCCCTGTTAAGTACGTCAGGTTCAATTTGATCCTTACACAAACCAGTTTTACAAAATACACTCTTCTTATCAGTTTCGATAGTCTTCAATGGCTTCATCTCGGAAAAATCTTCGAAATCGCCCGTCTGTCTCACACCTCCTGGAAGGGAGAAATCATGTGTGACAAATGGGTTCACATCGTCGATGGCATCATCATCGTTAAGCATAAACTTACTCATCGTTGTTACTACTACTTCAGATTATAATTTTTATTTTTCATTTTGTAACGGTGTTCTTCCCACATTTTGTCTAGATCAACGTTTAACATATGCGCAAGTTGAAATAAATAACTGAATACATCACCCATTTCCATCATTACATCTTGCCCTCTCTCTTTTTTTAGGTTTGTTTTTTTGAAGGTCTTCTTGTATTGTCTAATTGCAGAAGCTAGCTCACCAAACTCTTCTGTCAGGAGAAGCCAAACTGTATCTACTGCTGCACGATCCCAACCCTTAGATTTACACACCTTTTCAGTTTCAGATTTGTAATAGTTTAAACTCATAACTTATTAGTTTAGGGATCCTATTCTTTAATTGAAACCGATTTTGTCATTGAAGTCTATCTTTTTACCCGTGGTACTGGTATTTATAGGTTGGTCGATGGGAACACTGAGGGTATCTATATCACGTACATATGTAATATACTGTGAAACACCAGTCTGGATTTGTGAAAGTGCAGTCTCGATTACACGAGAATTCATGAACTTAACCTGATCATTCACTTTACTGAAATGATCACCAGCGTTATTAATGAAGACGACTCGCATGATACCATAGAGGTCATCCGAATTTTGGTAATCTATTGATATATCAGTCTTATTCTTAAAAGTCTGACGAATCCCACGCTGGAGAAGATTCTTATTGAACTCTGAAAAAAATAAAGTGTTCAATGGAGTCTCACACTGCTTGATGGAATCGAGGTGGAGATTGTCACACATTTAATATAGTCACCGAAAAAAAATTGTGTGTCAATAGTAAATGCTGAACTTCACTGACTTCAATGAAGTATATGCCAGCAAGCCCCAGAATGTTGAGGAGATTCCATGTGAGCCTCCAGCCTGCTTCGTGGGATCATATGCTCCAGTTGCCAAACCTGGTGATGATGGTCCTTTCTTTGTGAATACCTACTTACTCCAACCCAATCGTAAGATGGAGGTTGTCGGAACTGTTCCTGTGAGGAGTAAAGACCTTGAGTGCAAGAAGTAAGTTAAAAATAAAATTGGATCTTTAGATATATGAGGGTCATTAAACGCTCAGGTCGTATTGAGGATATGAAATTTGATAATGTCACCAATAGGATCAAGAATTTAACGTCTGGACTTTCAGACAAATGCGACTCCCAAAAAATTGCTCAACAGGTTTTTTCATCAATGTACGATAACATCACTACACAGGAAATAGACGTTCTCTCTGCTGAAATTTGTATTGGTTTGATTACATCGGAACCAGACTATGAGGTTCTCGCAACTCGTATTATTGCGAGCAATATTCATAAAGTATGCCCCAATAACTTTCATCTCGCAATGCGAAAGCT